GGGTTATCAACAACTGGAGGTGATTAATAATCTCCTCGTAATTCATTTATACTTTCTTAGCAACCCACATGAGTTGTTGGTTTTGGAACGTCGTAGTGGTAGAACAATTTTTGATTAATCTCGCTGCATGAGCTTCTACGTCAGAGATAGTTGTGCTATACTTTTCAGCGCACACAGTCATGGCGTCTTGCCCATTGTACCACAACGGCACATCGAGTTCGAATCCATTTGCTTTCACGGCTTCAGCTACTCCGGGCAGCCCGCCGAGCATGAACAGGTAACTCAAGTTTCTTGCCCGAATGTTGATATCAGATGCCTCTGATACGCCATTTAGAACCTCGTGTTTCCTTTCTAGTCTTACAAAATCGGGGCTGCACTCGAGCATTCCATTACGATTTCTATAAACAAGCATTCGGAGGTAGCCGCCGACGATTTCGGATACTACAGGTTCGCTCACCATATTGTAATGCAAGGCACTGCCTTTCTTAATTTCTTGCGGGGTTAGGGCTACTTTTGATATGAGTAAATTGTCGTCACCTAAGCAGAGTAACAGGATCAAATTGGATCCCAATTTCCTCACCAATCTGTCACGGATGAGTAAATTCACTATCACGTTGCCTATCGCAGTGGTTGCCTGACCAGTGTGACGGGCAGCATCACCAACAAAGCTAACGTTCATACCCTTAGCTCTCCAATTCCTGTGAACAGTCCTCCAGAGGTCCACAATTACTGGATTGCCACCTAATTGTTTGTAAATTTCCATCTCTGTGTCCAGAAGGATGTTATCTGTTTGGCGATCCTGTTTCTTACAGTCGTCTTCGATGAATACTACAGGTTCAGTAATATGATTCAGAATCGCATTGAGCTGCTGTGGCGTTAATCCGTCTGTATATTTGTACTTTGGTAACAGACAATATTTCAAGTTGTCCTTGATCTGTTTGAACATCGGGGCAAAAATAGCTGTTATTCCTTTTCTTTGCCATACAATTAGTCGGACTCTTTGTTCATCCAACGTCTCAGGCATGCCAATAGCGGACTCCAATGTTGCGGCAACATCTTTCATACGTGACTCCAATTTCATATGAACATTAACGTTGTGAATCTTTCCTAGTTCCAATCCCAATGTTAGAACTTCGATAATTTCATTCAGTATAGACTGTGGACCAGGTCTTTCCTTAAGCCATTCAATAGTAGCTCGAAAATCTAGGGTTGCCGTAGGTAATCCACTGATCTTTGCTCTATCGCAATACAAATTCATGAAGCTCTTGGCGTCCTCCACCGGAGAATGCTGATACTTCCTTAGAACTAGTTTCTTCCCAAACAAGTCGGACACGGCTTGGGTATCTGCCATGAATCGTTTTGTTTGTGCTGATTGTCCATGTGAGGGATACTTCACCATGAAATCTTTGCGGATAGATTTGACTCCAGCCATGTTATTCTTAATCGTCAACTTGATATAATCATTCGGTAAAGGGATTGTTGGTACCATCATGCCGGTGTTATCTTCCCAATAATTGATGATTTCCGGGCGAACTAGCTTGGTAGAAGGGATCAACTCTGGCCCGGAGCTTGAATTTGGTCCCACTATTAGATCAAATCTGCCGTGGTCACTGTAAGTTCCGGTAACCGGGGTGACCCATCGCGCATCAGTTGTATCAACCAAGCAGTCGATTGACATGAGTTGTTTAATTTCATCCTCGTTGGGCTCATATTGTTTACTGGATGATAAATCCTTGCGATGCAAGTCAAATACATGCTTTATATTGTCACCAGGCATCGCTTCTATTAAAATGTTTTCAGGGTCATCACCAAATCCCACCACTATGATGTTATAGTCAAAGCAAGAAGGTTCGTGTGATAGCGTGGTGTCATGCCATGCATATTCAGAATCCCCTATAAAGGAAATTAAACTAGTAGTAACATAATACTGAG